GGGATTGAAGTACGACCGTTAGGCGCCGCCAGTAAATGGACATCGGCTTATGCCACTCAAGATGGCGCCGCCATAAACGGTCTTGCCTTGGGGGCGCAGGGGCTCGGGGTTCCATCCTCTCCAAGCCAACTTCTAGCTATGGCTTGGTCAGCCAGCGACGGTACGGTTTATAACCACACCCTTCAATCCGCTGCTGGCAGCATGACATTGGACAGCACTGCATTAGCCGGGACAGGTAATTTCGTCTTAAAAAAAGGCGGGTTTAGGACTTTAGATGGCGGCTCACAAAGTGGGTTGGTTTTGGGCCAGCAGAACTCCACCGGGTTTTTGAGTGACAGCCAGTCATTACATTTTGGCTATTCTAATGCTGGCGGCGCGGCGTTTAATCATTCGTTCAAGGCGACAGGGGTTGACGGTGTGTTGAATCTTATGACCAGCGGCGCTCCGCCCAGCGGCAGCTTCAATCTACCGGCGGGAGCGCGGTACATGGTCAACGGCGTGGCGGGGGTGAATTGCAGCGGGGTTCCGACTGCTTCGCACGCCACGGTTGGCGGGATTACGACGGTTTGCTGATGCGGCGGCTCGTGTTTCTGCCGGTCGCGCTGGCGGCCAGCGCTGCGATGGCGCAGCAACCGGCCGACCCGGTGCAAGCTGCGATCGTGCTGTCGTTGGATCTGCAGAAGAAAGCCGTGGCGGCGCAGGACCTGGCCGGGGCGTTGGTCGCCGCGAGGAACCGCATCGCCGAATTGGAAAAGCTCTGCGGTGAACCGTGTAAGCCGCTGGCGGAAGCCAAATGACCGACCCCGCGCCGCTGTCGGAGGCGGCGGTGTTGCGCACCCAGCGCAACAATCTGTTGGCCCGGGTGCTCGATCTGGAGGTCGAGGTGGCGTTGCTGCAGGACGAATTGAAGCGGTTGCGGCGTTGGCCGGAGCGGCCAGAGCGCCTGGCGGCGGTGAACCGTGAACAGAACTAAATTGATCGGCTTTTGCCAAAGATGGCAAAACATCGCTTGGGGCGATAGCCGATACGCTGAGTTCTGCCGAGAAGCCGATGCTCTTTTCACCGCTGGCGCAGAGGCGATGCGGGAGATCGACGGGCCGGTGATCGAGACGGCGCGAGCATTGATAGCAAGCCTCGGGGTCGATCTTATCGACGGCACCGCCTCGCCGGAGGAAAAGGCGCTCGCTGCTGCAATGGCGGCGGTGGAATGAGCACGGCCCGCGCCCGGCGTGGCGCCGGGCACCAGCCCGGCCGCATCGAATTGCCGGAGAAACTGGTTGAGGTGTTCGACGGCCCGGCGCTCTATCGCTGCGCGTTCGGAGGCCGCGGCTCGGCGAAGAGCCGCAGTTTCGCCAAAATGGCCGCGGTCCACGGCTTGCGCTGTGCGCAGGCCAACGAGACCGGGGTCATCGTCTGCGGCCGCGAGTTTCAGAACTCGTTGGACGAAAGCAGCATGGCCGAGGTCAAGGCGGCGATCGAGAGCGAGCCCTGGCTGGCGGCAATGTACGAATGCGGCGAGAAATACATCCGCACCCGCGACAACAAAATCGACTTCGCCTTTGTCGGGTTGCGCCGCAACATCGAAAGCGTCAAATCGACGGCACGGATCAGGTTGCTGTGGGTCGATGAAGCGGAGCCGGTCTCCGAGACCGCCTGGATGAAAGCGATCCCGACGGTGCGCGAGGAAGGCGCCGAGATCTGGGTGACCTGGAACCCGGAACGCCGCCAGTCGGCGACCAACAAGCGGTTCCGCCTCAACCCGCCGGCCAACAGCAAGATCGCCGAAGTCAACTGGCGCGACAACCCGTGGTTTCCGAGCGTGCTGCAGCAGATCCGGGTCGAGGATAAGGAGAAGCGCCCGGATCAGTACGAGCACGTCTGGGAGGGGGCCTATGCCTCGGCCCATACCGGCGCTTACTACTCCAGCCACCTGGCGGAGGCCGGGCGCGAGGGGCGGATCGGCGGCGTCATGCGCGATCCGCTATTGCCGATCAAGGTGTTTTGCGATCTGGGCGGCACCGGCAACAAATCCGACGCCTTCGCGATGTGGGCGGTGCAGTGGGTGCAGCGCGAGGTCCGGGTGCTGAACTACTACGAGGCGATCTCGGAGCCGCTGGCGACGCATATCCAGTGGCTCCGCGACAACAATCTGGAAAAGGCCGAGATCTACCTGCCGCACGACGGCGCGACGCACGACCGGATCTATGACGTGTCGTTTGAGAGCGCGTTTCGGGTTGCCGGGTTCAAGACCGAGGTCGTCCCCAACCAGGGCCGCGGCGCCGCCCGGGCGCGGGTCGAGGCGGGGCGCAGAATATTCCCAGCGTGCTGGTTCAACGAAGCCACCACCGAGAGCGGCCGCGAGGCGCTCGCCTGGTATCACGAGCGCAAGAGCGAGGACATCCGCGACGTCGGGCTTGGCCCGGAGCACGATTGGTGTCTGGCAGCCGGCACGCAGGTTCTGACCCGGACCGGATGGCGGAACGTTGAAGACATTGCAGTGGGTGAGGCCGTCTTGACTCCAGCCGGGAGGCGGCGCGTTCTGCGGTCTGGCATTGTGCGGATGACGAGCGAATGGGCGACAGTGCGGGGCATTCGATGCACGCCAGAACACCGCTTTTTTACGAGCCGGGGCCTCGTAGAGGCCAGCAATTTGCGGTCGCGGGACAGGTGTTGGACCCGAGGCGATTGGGGCCTGCACATCCTCGCGTTCTTGTGTGCGATACGGTCTTTAGGCTTAAAGACCGCTATTACATCGGTAATCCCAGAAACCAACCAAGAGGCTCCGGTCGGGTCTCCGTGCTCCTACATCGGGTGGTGTATGAGGCTGTTTACGGGCCAATTCCGGCAGGCCATGAAGTCCATCACCGGGACGATGACCCGTTCAATAACCACCCCGAAAACCTTGGCTGCCTCCCACGCTTCGTCCACCGTAGCCGCCACAAGTCAGAGTCGCGGTACATCTGCGTTTGCCGCGTATGCGGCAAGGAGTTCGGGAGCTATCAAACCTTCGCCTGTCGATGCAGCCCAAAATGCAAGCGGGCTGACCATGCGCGAATTGAGCGAGAGCGCCGCGCCCGCATATAACCTGACGGTAGATGTGGACGAATGTTACTTCGTCCGCGGCGATGACGGGCGGGCCTATCTCGTTTCAAATTCGAGCCACGGCAGTGACGCATTCGGCCTGATGGCAGTAGCGTATGAAGCGCCGCGCGGCAGGCCAAAGCAGATCCGTTACCCCGAAATGGGTTTCGTTTAGTGCGGTTGGGCAGCTTTTGGTCTAAGCGGCGCGGCCTTGTCGCGCTGGATTGGTGGTGGCCGGAAGCCGGCCTGGTGTTGTGGGTCGGGGGCGAGATCCGATGGAAAATGTGGAGCTGTGGTCGCAAGACCCGCGGGGGCTTTTAGGAGTTTTGTATGAGCGCACAAGAGATGAACGCGATCCACGAGCGCCTGCTCGCGCTGGAGGGCCGGCTTGCCGACCTGTCCGACGAGGTGGTGGCGCTGAAAGAGCGCATCGCGGATAAGGACGTGTCGGCCGAGCTTTACCCGGCGCCGCCGGACCATGGCCCGGCCCGGGCCGAGCGGGCGCAATTCCCGCGGCGGCGCTAAGCCATTATGTACGGCAACTCCGCCGACGCGATCGCGCGGTCGCAGAGCTTCCAGGGGTTGGATCTCGGCCCGGACCTCGACGAGGACGAGGTCAAGGCGGTCATCAGCCGCGAACTGGAGACGGCGCTCGGGCGCGACGGCGGCACCTTGTCCGAGGAGCGGCTGGAGGCGATCCGTTACTATTACGGCGAGAAATTCGGCAACGAGGTGCCGGGTCGGTCGCAGATCGTCTACCGGAGCGTGTTGGAAGCGGTCGAGTGGGTGTTGCCGGCATTGCTGCGCATCTTCACCGCCAGCGACCGGATCTGTGTAATCGAGCCGCGGTTGCCGGGACAGGAAGACCAGGCGGAGATCGCCACCGAGTACATCAACCATATTTTCTACCGAGACAACGCCGGCTTTATGATCTTACACGACCTATTTAAGGACGCTTTACTTGAAAAATTGGGTTGGGTGAAGATTTGGTTCGACACCGATAGCGAGACGATCTCCAAATCGTTTACCCACATTTCTCGCGACACCTACGACGCGCTTCTCGACCAGGACGGCGTCGAATTGGTCAAAGAGACCAGCTACACCGAGGATCTGCCATTGCCGCCTGGCGGTCCGCCGCCGATGGGCCCGCCGCCGCCAATGCCGGGGCCCATGTTCCCGCCTGGAATGCCAGGGCCGCAGCCGATGAGGGGGCCGCCGCCCCCCGGCATGATACCTGGGCCGATGCCACCCGGACCGCCGCCGGGATTGATGCCGCCACCGATGATCATGCCGGCGCCGCCGGTGCCTGCGCAGCAGACGTTTTACGACATCACCATTCGCACCACCCGCCCGCGCGAGCGCGTCGTCATCGCTAACGTGCCGCCGGAGGAGGTGCTGTTCAGCCGGCGTTCCAAGCGCGGCGAAATCCCGTTCCTGGCGCACCGTTGCCGGCGCACCTACAGCGACTTGGTCAACGCCGGCTACGACACCGATTGCCTGGATATGGTCCCGTGGGACGACAGCGCCGAGCACAATTCCGAGCGCGTCGCC